GCACTCCTGGCACTCATTGAGTTTCATGATGATTGGGACGAAGTGAGTGAAATTGTGGGTGCAGATGTGCCTGCATTGTATGAAAAACTCTCTGAAATGCGTGATGAGGTTTGATGAACTATCTGACACCTGATGATCTCAACAATCTGATTCGTTTGGTTGAAGATAACAACCAATACAATGACGATGAGGATAAAGAGTTCTGGGATGACATTCTCATTCGTTTGAATCAAACCTATCGCCACTGTTTGGATGACTGAAACCGACATTATTTCAGTTCGTGAACAGATTCAGAATGATCTGATCTGCCTGCTAGAATCACAGTTCGGTGAGGTAGATTACCTCTCAGAGGTTCAAGATCTTGCCTGCCAAATTGTCGTTGACAACTTCACTCAACTCCTCAAATGACCAACAACGCTTACACCTGGACCGACGATTTCAGCGGACTTGTTGAGAAGTATGCTGAGTTCGTGATGGACTCTATGGACATGAAAACGATGGAGCAATTCGTATTTGATACGTTGGTCCAAGAGTATAACAAATACAGTGAGGAAGAACTTATCACTGAGATTCGTGAGTGTTATGATGAAGAATGGTTCGAAGATAATGGGATTGAGTTGAAAGAATCCCCCGATGCCGTGTGACGGTTGGGGAACTGGCACAAGGGCGGTTGCGTTCGTGCTGCCCCCCTGCCATACTGACATCAGTTCAGGGAAACCCCCGTGCAATTCCAACTGTTCCTTGGTCGCAACATCCCCGATGCGGGCAAGGTCACTCCCGCGATGATGCGTGACTTCATTCGTGAGGAAGTTTGCCCCCGCTTTGATGGTTTCACTGTCACTGAGGGTGTAGGATTCTGGAAAGGTGATCAGGAGAATGTCACGATTCTCACCTTTATCACTGAGGATAGTGACAGCGTTCGTGAGATTGCGGATGCGTTCAAAGTTGCCTTCCGCCAGGAAAGTGTGCTGATGACTGAAGTTGCTCTACCAGTTGTGCAGTTCGTATAAAGAATGGGGGGCAACTTCGCCCCCTTTTTTTTATACTTTGTTTTCTATTATTTTTTGGCAGGGGGCGTGGTGACCGTTTTCATCATCAGGGCTACCCCGCCCCTCCTTCGCTTGTGACCTTAGTATAGGACGCCCAGCGCCCCCTGCAACGGTTCGTGTGCCACTTTCTGAACTGGACCACTCCCCGTTGCGCGGCGCCCCTGGCACCCTATACTGATTCCAGATGAGAGGCACCAATGCCCGCCACCCTTACCGACGCCCAGCAGCAATACCTGGACGCCTTCGCTGCACTCTACGAAGCGGCAGAGGCGCTGAACGCTGGCGATCCGATGTCGTATGCCCGCTCCCGTGAGATTCACCTTGCCTGCCTGCTGGGTCACACCGTGGCAGACACTTACAGTGGCGCTGACGCCTACGAAGCGGACGGAACTCCCGTAGAGTATAAGTCAACCATCGGCAAAGTGATCTCCGCAACGTATAACGGAATCAGCGTACAACCGACCTGGGAGGATCAGGAAGCGTACCTGATTGACCATAAGATCGGATGCTATCCCCGCCATTATTATGCCCGCTACGATGGTGCAAACGTTGCCGAAGTGTGGGTACTGGATAGTGACACCGTGCTCTCACTGATTCTGCCCAAAGCACAAAAGCAGTATGCTACAAAGCGTAACGGCAAAGCAAAAGACCCCCGCATCGGTGTTACAATCTCCGCTGGTGAGATTCGCAAGCATGGACGCCGCCTGGTATGATTAAAGCACTGACCCGTTCCCGTTCCCCACAATTCCACCGCGCCACTATGCTCCGCCTCGTGATCGCTGGCACCCTGCTCTGGTTGCTCTGGGAACCGATCCGCCCCGTGCGGACTGTGACAGCAGACGTACTGTACACTGCAGGCGACCTGATCCGCCGCTGACCCCCTATAATACTTTCAGTTCAGAGGACACCTCATGAAGGTTCAACCCATCGGCAGCAATCAAACCCAGGTCTCCCTGGCAGACGGGACTGAGGTCCTGTTCTCCTACTCCACCCCCGTTGCCGCCCTGGTGCCTGGTAAGGGTTGGATGCGGACGGAGCAGACCCATAGCGTCACCACCACCAAGCACGTCAACCGCTGGTTGACCGCCAACGCCAGCACCTATGCCACGGTGGCGCTTGTGCCACAATGGGATCTGGACCAACTGGTGGCGTTCTGAGGGGCGCCACCCCCTACAATACTCTCAACCGCAACGGACCTGATGACTTTGCCCCGCGCCTACGCTGTGATCGGTGGATGGGATTATGAAGGCGAAGACTTCAATTCGCTCCGCTTGTTTGACTATCACTCTGCAGCAGTTGCCTACACCAAGGAACTGAAAGATCAGGGGTATGACTATACCAAGATGGAGATGCGTTGGATTGAGCAGATCCCTGCCCTGCAGGAGATCCTGACACTTAAGCGCCGTGAGGATGGCATCCTGGAGCAAGTGTGACGCCTGAGCAACTGGCACACTGGGAACGGCAGCGCCCCAAAGACTGCCCTATACTAACCTCAGTTCAAACGAACCAACCAATGCGCTACAACCCCGCCACCGACCGCGCCCAGAGCATCGACGCCATCGCTGAGCAGTGCCGTAACGCCATTCTGAAGGCAGACGCCTGCCGCGCCATCGACGCCGCCTACGATGAAATCCTGCAGTTTGCCACCTGGGAGAACGACGTGCTGGTTCCCTGTGCCGCCTAAGGAACTGTCACAGGGGGTGCCACCGCGCCCCCTTCCCCGCCCTATACTGATTCCAGTTCAACCAATCCGATGAGAACCTGCATCCGCTACTTCGCCCCCTACGCCCAGCAATGGCGTGAGCAGTGGTTCCCCACCCTGGCAGAGGCAGAGGCGATGGTCGCCTTCTACCGCTCCTGTGGTTCGCCTGCTCACCTGGCACCCTGAACCAATGGGAGCGGGTGCGCCCTTAAAGACGCCCAGCAAACCAACCTACAATCCTAGCACACAATGACCCGCGAACTGGCACTCTCCCTGCTCCGCTCTGGCAACGACGGCGCTCAGATCCTGCAGATCCTGGAGACGATCGCCGCCCCTGAAGGCAGCGACGCCGAACCCACCGACCAGGAAATCCAATTCTGATAGTGGCACAACGGAGGGGGACGACCCCTCCCTTTTGCCTCTATACTGATCTCATCAGCAAACGACAGATGACCGAAGAACGCCTGCTCTCCCTCTACGATGACCTGCTGGCACTGGCAGAGCGTCAAGCGGTGGACCTCTATGGTTGCGACCTGGACCGCCTGGACCCTGAGATCCTGGAGTTCTACGGGTCCAAACTGACGGAGGACAACCTGGAGGAACTGGCATCCGACCTTGCCCATGAGGCGTGGTTCGCCAACTGATCTGCTACAATACTCTCAACCGACACGACTCCGATGATTCGCCAAGGTCCCTTCCTCCTGAACGACACCGCCGCCGCTGACCCTGCCGTTCAGATGGCGATGGCATCCTACCTGCAGCGACTGCAGGCAGAGGAAGCGCAACGGGAGGCGATCCGTTCAGGCACCGCTCAGCAGGTCCAGTGGACGACCTGGCACATCAGCGACCGCGACTGACCCCCCTGACCCTGTAGGATACTCTCAACAGCAAAGGACACCGATGCCCTTCCTCTCCACCCTCTCCGACGCCGAACTGGAATCCCTCCTGAACGACGCCGACGTCAACGGGGATGACGCCCAGTATGACGCCTGCTTTGAGGAACTCCGCCAGCGCGATGCCCTGCCCTACTACCTGGAGGACGGGTTCGAATGCTACGACGACGATGCCGAACTGGAGTCCTACTCCCTGGAGTGCGCCTTCGGTCCTGAAGAGTGACACCTGAGGGGGTGGCACACTCCACCCCCCGACCCCCGCCGCCGACGCCCTATAATTCTCTCAACAGCAAACGACAGATGACCAACGCTTCCAACCCCTACGTTCAGCAGATCCTCTCCCAGGGCAAGGAGCCCAGCAACGCTCCCGCCCCTAAGGCGACCTACCCCCGCACCATCGGTGCCCGCACCTTTGAGACGGAGGCAGAGTACCGTGAGGCACTGGCAGACTTCCTGAACGGGTACTGACCCGCTCCGCCGACCTGCTACAATACTCTCAGTTCAACCGACACCGATCCAATGACCGACTCCTGCTTCCCCGCTCAGATCGCTGAAATCACCAACCCCGACAACGGGACCATCTTCTGGATTGAAGCGGCATACGCTGCCAAACTCCACGGTCTCTGGGATGACTTCCGCACCGACTACGGCACGACTGATTCGTTCGGTGGGGTCGACGCTGGTGAGTTCCTGGTGTGGTTGGGGTATTGACCCCCGCCCCCCGATGCCCTACAATTCTCTCAGTTCACACCCCCGACCGATGACCCGCTTCCCTCTGGCAATGTGCTCTGACCTCCAGACCCGCCAGATCAAATGGATCTCCCGCGCCGATCAACTGAAGAACGGTTCCCGCCCCTCCGCCTACATCCATTGGGGGGTGCCCGCTACCGTGATCGCCGCCCAGTACTCTGAGGCACACGCCCCCAGGTAAGGGGCGCACCCCCGCCTCATTCGTGCTACAATTCTCTCAGTTCAACCAACCCCCCCTCCTATGACCCGCGCAATCGGCACCGTTCGTTCCTCCGACCTCAACCCCAAGGGGCAGGCGATCCGCGTGAGCAGCGGACGTGGCAGCACGATGACCCCCGCCCGTGGGTTGGGCGCCGTAATGGTGAAGGACCTGGATGCCGCCATCGCCGCCGCTAAGGCAACCCACCGCGCCGATCGCATCGCCGCCGCCCGTGATCGCCTGGCGGATCGCGTGGGGCACTCTCCCCTGGCGGTTCGTTTCTGACACTTAAGGGGGGCACAATCGCCCCCCTTTTCTTTATGCGTTGGCGACACGAATAGCGCCCCTTGGTGTTAGTTCGTGTTCGGCAGATGCCCGCCCTAAATTATAACGTAGCGCGGCGGCGCTGAAACGAAAAATCAATGGATCCCCTAATCTATAAAGTGTTACGGAAGCGAGCTAACTATAACACTCAAAGTCAAAAAATTTTTCGCCAAAAAAATTCGCCCACAGGGTTGTTATAAAGAATACATTTTTTACTATATAAGATAAAAAAATGAGTGTGGGTTAAATGAAAAAGAATCAAGGAGACGATGTAAAAACAATTCAAGTTGATCCCATAACGGGCGATTATTATGTTATAATACCTGAATGGATAGCAAATGAGTTATCCTGGTATGAGGACACAGATATTAAATTCACAGTCGACGGAGATGAGGTAATTCTAAGTGAACACACAACGAACTGATAAACTTTATCACATATATGCAAAACAACAATGCATATATCACTCACTTAGTGAAAAAGAATTTAAAGAAATATGGGATACAATCAATAAGTTTGTATCCCTAACTGCAGTTATCGATAAAGACGATTTGAGTTATGAAGAAGTGACTGTGGAAAAGGATTTAATTCAAAATGCCTCTTATTGACATCTTATAGATAATATTGTATGATACATTTGTAATTCAACTAACTTATGGCTAAAGGATTTACAGTTAAAGCAAAAACTCCTGCAGTAAACCAAGCAGCTGAATGGGATTATAATCTCGCAAGAGAAATGATCAAAGGAAAATCAGTTGTTTTTTGTTTACCTGGTAGAGGAGTCTCTTACACTTATTTGAAGAGTTTTGTTCAGTTGTGCTTTGATCTAGTTCAATCAGGCGCAAGTATTCAAATCTCACAAGATTACTCCTCTATGGTGAATTTTGCGAGATGTAAATGTCTAGGTGCAAACGTTCTTCGTGGACCTGATCAGATTCCCTGGGATGGTAAACTCAAGTATGATTATCAACTCTGGATTGATAGTGATATCGTGTTTAACACTGAAAAATTCTATCAGTTGGTTCTGATGGATAAAGATATTGCTGCGGGATGGTATTGCACTGAAGATGGAATGACCACTTCAGTTGCTCATTGGTTGGAAGAAGACGATTTCCGTAGTAATGGTGGTGTGATGAATCACGAAACACTGGAAAGTATTTCAAAGCGTCGTAAACCATTTACTGTTGATTACACTGGATTTGGGTGGCTTCTGATTAAGCACGGTGTATTCGAACACGAAGAGATGAAGTATCCTTGGTTTGCTCCAAAGATGCAAGTCTTTGAATCTGGTGAGGTTCAAGATATGTGTGGAGAAGATGTGAGTTTCTGTTTGGATGCAAAGGATGCAGGATTTGAAATTTGGTGCGATCCTCGTATTAGAGTCGGTCACGAGAAAACAAGAGTGATTTGATGGATAAACAGTCCAACACAGAAAAATACAATATCCTTTGTAATGGTCGGAAAATCTTTTCAGATCTTACAGAGGAAGAATATTTCGATACAATGGAGGATCTGGCAGATCAATTCTATCAGACAGGTTCTCCAAAACCTGAAGATCTTGAAACTGAAATTATTAGAGGTTAATCATTATGGCAGCAAAATCTAAGTCAACGGGCTCTTATAAAGTTAAGTCTTATGTGCCTGGTCCTCCCAAAAAGTCTCGTCAAGGAGATGGGAATGGTACAAAATATGCCGCATCGTCTCGTAATAAAGCACGTAAAAAGTATCGCGGACAAGGGAAAGGATAAATGTACCATCTAGAGGTTAATGATGAATGGAATCATATACACCCATCTGACCTCTGGATATACAATAAACTCTTTGTAAGTCGGGTTTTGGGTTATACTTGTGGTCCTGCAGGCACTACAGTTCCAAAACCCGACTTTTATATTGTGCGCCCCTCAATCAATTTATTGGGTATGGGGCGCTTTGCTCGTCGAGAATGGATCGAAAATAAAACTGAAGATCTACATCCATCAGAATTTTGGTGTGAAATCTTCGAAGGGGAGCATTTAAGTGTAGATTTCCGCCACCAAAAAGCAGATTTAGTAGTGCTTGGCACTCGTGATTCACATGATCCTTACTATAAATGGAAAAAATGGGAAAAAATTGATAGAGATGTTGAATTTCCTTCAATTTTAAAAGATTTAAAAGGTGAATATGAGTGGATGAATTGTGAATTCATTGGAAATCATCTAATCGAAGTGCATATAAGAAGAAATCCTAATTTTAGATACGGAAATACCGTTGCAATTCCAGTTTGGGGTGAAGAAAAAGTTGAAAATATGACCTTTATCAAAGATGGTGAGTATCATAGAAGGGGTTTTTACATAGAATAAATAAATTTTTACTAAAAATTGAGTTGGAAAATTTTTCAATGGGAAAGCACCTGCTGTTAGAGGTGTATGATATTGATTTTTCTCTTTTAAATGACGTAGAATCTCTTCAGAACGTCATGGTTAAGGGTATAAATCGTGCGAAAATGACTATTTTGAATGTCTTTTCTCATTGTTTTATGCCACAGGGGTGTACAGTCGTTATTGCACTTGCAGAAAGTCACGTTTCTTGCCATACTTGGCCAGAAAAGGGGTGTATAGCGATTGATGTTTATACTTGTGGTGATGGAAATCCAAAATTAATCGCTTTAGAGTTGCTAAAATATTTAAATTCAGATTCATATTCATTAAGAGAGATAAATCGTTAAATAGGTATAAGGAGATAGCAACCTCCTACCAAAAAAGTTCTGTTTTATTCATTAAAACAGGAGCTAAAATGTCAAATTTACCAGTAGATAGAGATCGAAATTACATGAGACAAATGTGGGGAACCACAGAATTAGTCACTGATTATGGTTCTGGAACAAAAAAACGTGTAATTCAAGAGATTATGCACGATTCTGCACCAAAGCATGATTTTAAAAAGCAAGAAGAACTACACGAAAAAATTCGTAATGATGAAGACTATGATGATTGGAGTTATGGAACTGAGCCAACTTATGGATCTTCGAACAACTGGCTATAAATAATCCAAGAAAAACTCTTGCCAAAATATGTCTATCACCAGGATATCAAGAGGATTTAAAGATATTAGTTTATCTTTTGAGCCTCATCCTGTAACTAACGATTTGCCTATACTTCTAAATGAAAATGCGATTCGCAAATCTGTTAGAAATTTAGTTGAAACGATTCCTACTGAAAGATTTTTTAATTCTCTGATAGGGTCAAATGTAAGATCAAGTTTATTTGATTTTGTTGATGTGGCAACTGCAAGTGTTATTGAAAATCAAATTAAAATTACATTAGAGAATTATGAGCCAAGAATTGAAAATGTTACCATAGAAGTGGCACCTTTTCCAGATTCAAATACATTTGATATAACTATAATATTTGACATTATTGGGCAAGAGTTTCCAACACAAAAGTTTTCATTCATATTAGAGGCAACTAGGTAAAATGCCTTTTACTAAATTTACAAATCTAGATTTTGACCAAATTAAGTCGTCTATTAAGGATTATCTTCGTGCAAATTCTAATTTCACGGATTTTGACTTTGAAGGATCTAATTTCTCTATTTTAATTGATACTTTAGCATATAACACTTATATTACAGCATTCAACTCTAATATGATTGTGAATGAGTCTTTCCTCGACTCAGCAACAGTTAGAGAAAATGTAGTTTCATTAGCAAGAAATATTGGTTATGTACCACGCTCTAGAACCGCAGCACGCGCCGCTGTAGCAATAAGCATCCCAACTAACACAACATCAGGAACACTCACTCTACAGGCGGGTACAGTATGCGTAGGAAGCACAGATAATACAAGTTACATATTTTGTTTACCAGAAAGCGTTACAACAACGGTAAACAATAATCTAGCAGTATTTGGATCAAGATTAAACCCGATTAATCTTTATCAAGGAACCTTTTTATCAAAGACTTTTGAAGTCAATGGTTCTTTAGACCAGAGATTTATTCTTGAGAATTCATTTATCGATACATCAACAATTGTTGTTTATGTTAAGAGCCCTAGTGAAACTGGACTAGGAAAAGAGTATTTTAAAGTTGACAATATTATTAATATTAAACCAACTTCAGAAACTTATCTTCTACAGGAAGTTAGAGATGAAAAGTATGAATTATTATTCGGTGATGGTATTTTTGGCAAAAAACTAGAGAATGGAAGTATTATAACAGTTACTTACATTGTAACTGATGGCAAAGAAGGAAATGGTCCTTCTAGTTTTTCATACTCTGGAAGTTTAAGAGATTCTGAAAACAATATTGTAATTCCTTCAAGTACACCATCTATAACAACTATTTCTGCCGCAGCAAATGGTGGGGATATTGAATCGATATCATCTATAAAGTATTTTGCTCCAAGATTATATGCTGCACAGTACAGAGCAGTTACTGTTAGAGATTATGAATCGATTATTCAACAGATTTATCCAAATACCGAATCAGTCTCTGTAGTTGGTGGTGAAGAATTGTCTCCCCCAAGATACGGAAAAGTTGTTATTAGTATTAAACCAAAAAATGGTGATTATGTTTCAGATTTTGATAAGCAATTTATCTTATCAAAGTTAAAAAATTATTCTTTAACGGGAATATCACAGGAAATAGTCGACCTTAAAATTCTATATGTTGAAATTGATTCTTCTATTTACTACAACACCACTCAAGTTTCTAACGTACAGAATTTAAAAACTTCTGTAATTTCGGCACTCAATACCTATGCATCATCTGTTGATTTGAATAAGTTTGGAGGTAGGTTTAAATATAGTAGAATTTTGCAAGTTATTGATCAGGTTGATACTTCAATTACTTCCAATATAACCAAAGTAAAAATTAGAAGAAATCTAAAAGCATTATTGAATCAATTTGCACAATATGAACTCTGTTTTGGAAATAAATTCCACATCAATCCAGAAGGATTTAATATTAAGAGCTCAGGATTTTTCATTAATGAGTTTAGTTCTGTAGTTTATCTTACAGATGTTCCAAATAAAACTCCAGACGGTAAATTAGATTCTAGCGGCATGGGGGTTTTATCTATTGTAACTAAAGAGTTAACAGGTACAAATAGAGTAATCGTCAAATCAGCTGGAACAGTTAATTATAAAACTGGGGAAATTAATTTAACGACACTTAATATTACATCTACAGTTTTACCAAATGATATTGTAGAAATCCAGGCATTCCCAGAATCAAATGATATAGTTGGATTAAAGGATTTATACTTGGTATTTGATGTTTCAAATAGTAAGATAAATATGGTTAAAGATGTAATATCTTCAGGTGAAGATATTTCTGGTGTTACCTTCACAAGAGATTATTATACTTCAAGTTATTCAAACGGAGATCTAGAGAGGAAATAAAATATGATTGAAACTGGTTTGGGTTTTGATGCCAGAGTAAAAGTCCAACAAATTATCGAAAATCAACTTCCAGAGTTTATACTGGATGAGTCTCCAAAATTTTCAGAATTTTTAAAGCAGTATTACATTTCCCAAGAATTTCAGGGGGGTCCATCAGATCTTGCTGAAAATTTAGATCAATATATTAAATTAGATAATCTAACACCAGAGGTTATAAGAGGATCTACTTCTTTAACGTATGATATTTCTTCTACAGTTGGTGTTATAACTGTCACATCAACAAAAGGATTTCCATCAGAATATGGATTAATAAAAATTGATGATGAAGTAATTACATATACTGGAGTTACTACTAACACATTTACTGGATGTCTTAGAGGTTTTAGTGGTATAACATCATATCGCCACCCAGGCGACCCAACAGAATTAGTTTTTTCCGATACCGTTGCGTCTTCGCATTCTAATTCTTCAAGCGTAGAAAATCTAAGTTCTCTATTTTTGAAAGAATTTTATAAGAAACTTAAATTTACTCTCACTCCAGGGTTAGAAGATGTTGATTTTGTTTCTAATTTAGATGTAAGTAATTTTATTAAGCAGGCAAAATCATTCTATCAGTCGAAGGGAACTGAAGAATCTTTTAGGATTTTATTTAATATTCTTTACGGAGAAGATCCTAAAGTTATTGATTTGGAGGATTATCTCATAAAGCCTTCTTCTGCTGATTTTTCAAGAAGAAAGATTATAATTGTTGAAAGAATCAGTGGAGATCCACTAAATCTTGTTGGTCAAACTATTAAAAGAACAAATAATACTAAAACTCAGGCATCAGTTTCTGAAGCTGAAATTTTAACAAGAAGAAATAGAACATATTATAAGTTATCACTTTTTGTCGGATTTAATGATGCCGAAGATATTTCAGAGGGGCAATTTGTAATATCTGGAAAATCTAAAGTTCTTGAAAATACACCAATTGGTTCATCAATCATTTCAGTTGATTCGACTATTGGATTTAATGAAGCAGGATCTTTAATCTGTGGTAACAATATAATCAATTATACTTCAAAGAGTGTAAACCAATTTTTTGGGTGCTCTGGTATAGTTTCTCCTATTAATGCTACTGATGATATCAGATCCAATGAAACTATATTTGGATATGAAAATGGAGATTTAACAAAATTAGTTGAAATGAGAATTACGGGTGTTCTATCCGAATTTGTTCCAATTAATGATATTCTTGTTGCAAATGAGCAAGAAGTTATTAGAGTCAAAAATCTCGGTGAGATTATTCAAAATCCTTTAGCGAATAAAACGTATACTGAGACATTTGCAAATACTTGGATTTATAATACAAGTTCTAGATATCAAGTATCAAATATTTCTGGATCAACATTTACTTTATTATCTACTATTGATAGGTCTAGTTTAAAATTGGGAGATAATGTTGAAGTTCTTGTTCGAGGTGGGCAAAATGTTGTCTCATCTAATGCTATAGTTGCTAATATTAATAATTCTAATAATCAAATAATCCTGAATAATCTTGGTGGATTTACACCATCTCCTGGATTTTCATATGATATTCGTAGAAAAATTAGAAAAGCAACAAGTAGTGGAGCGCAATTAGAATATGGTAATGACTTAATTCTCAATGACATACAAAATGTTTATACTGAGAATGATGAATATGCATATGTTGCTGCTAATTCTATTCCTGGATATAATCTAACAAAAGATATTGTTAAATCATCAATATCTTCCGCTTCTCCCCCAAGATTACAAGATTATAATGTTTTAACTGAAAGATATTCTATAATTTCATTCTCATCAAATGTAGAATTTATCACTGGTGATGCAGTTATTTACGAATTTGAAACCTCGCCAATGCCTGGGTTGAGTTCTGAAGAGATTTACTATGTAGAGGTTTTAAATCAACCGAACCAGATTAGGCTTTATTCAACTAGAGCTTTTATTGGTGGAGATAATTATGTTACTTTCGGCGGAGTATCTTCTGCTGGATCTCATACTTTTATTTTAGAAGAACACAGAAAAAAAATTATTGGAGCACAGAAATTATTAAGAAAATTCCCACTAGAACAGAATTTTGATATTAATGTTGGTGAGGAGACTATTTCAGGTCCAGTTGGAATGTTAATAAATGGCGTTGAAATTATAAATTCAAAAACTAATAATAAAATATTTTATGGTCCAATTGAATCTTCTGTTATTTTAAATTCTGGAACAGGTTATGATGTTATAAATCCACCAGATATATCAGTTTCTATTCCTACAGCAGGTATTGCTGCATCTATTGTTCCTGTTGTGAGTGGATCTGTTAATTTTGTCTACGTTGACCCTCAAGATTTTGATATCGATGATGTAGTTTCTGTTACAGTTACTGGTGGGAACGGGAACGGATGTATCTTACAACCTGTAATTTCAAAAAGAAACAGAGAAGTAGAGTTTGATGGTAGAAGAAGTCTTTTTGGGGGAGGCGTTGATATAACTAACGAGACTATTACTTTCCTATCCGTACATAATTTTCAGAACGGTGAAGAAATAGTTTATAATCCAAATGGAAATCCAAATCTGGGTATTGGAACTTTTGGTCCACCAGATATTTTCTTGAATAAAGCAACAGGTTTGACATTGATTACTGGAGCATCATATTATGCTAAAGTAATTAATCCAAAAACCATTCAAGTATATCCAACTTTTAATGATTATTTTGTTGGTTTGAATACTGTTGGATTTACTACAGAAAATTCTGGAGGCATTCATAAATTTAGAACACTAAGTAAGAAAACTTTAAAAGGCGTTAAAGTAATCAATCCTGGATCAGGATATGAAAATAGAAGATTATTTGTAAAGCCTGTAGGAATATCAACTATAGAAAATACAATAACATTCAAAAACCATAACTTTAAAGAAGGTGATCTTGTAAAATATTACTCAACAGGAACTGCAATATCTGGTCTAACAACTACGAATCAATATTATATTATTAAAATTGATAGTGATAATTTTAAGTTGTCTGATGCTGGATCCGACATAATTCCATCAAGATTAAATTTTGAAAGAAAGAAGGTTGTCAGTTTAGGTTCTTCTACTGGATCGGGATATCATGTATTTAAATATCCAGATATTCAAACTTTTGTTAATGTTTCTTATGGAAGCACATTAGTTGGTATTATTACAGCAACGCCAAGAATTACTGGATCAATAATAGACACTTATTTGATTGAATCTGGAACTGGATATGGATCAAGTATTCTCAATTTAGAGAAAAAACCAACCATTGTTATTAAAAATGGAATTGGTGCTGAAGTTAATCCTATTGTTAGAGATGGTAAAATTATTAAAGTTGATGTTTTAACAGGTGGTTCAGAATATGTTTCTGCTCCAGATTTGGTTATTAATGGACCAGGTTCTGGTGCTATTCTTAGACCAGTTATCTCTAACCAAAGATTAGAAAAAGTAATAGTAATTAATAGTGGAATTGGTTATGATGAAGATTTGACCACAATCACAGTTAAGTCAGCTGGATCTGGATTTTTATTAGATACAAGGATTAGATCTTTAACCCTTAATAATGCTTATAGGTTTGGAAGTGAAATTTTATTAGATTCTGAACAAAATAATTTACAATATGGAATGGTTGGATATTCAACAGCTCTCGGTAGTCTTTATTTTGGAGATAGTGGACTAGAACATTCTCCAATCATTGGTTGGTCGTATGATGGATGTCCGATTTATGGACCTTGGGGATATTCTGATCCAGAAGATAATAATTCTCCCGTTAGAACATTATTGCCTGGATATGTTCTAGACACAACAAACGTTTATAATAGACCAGTATCCTTCCCATCTGGATTCTTTGTGGAAGATTATAAATTTAATGATTCTGGTGACCTTGATGTCCATAATGGAAGATTCTGCAAAACTCCAGATTTTCAAAATGGCGTATATGCTTATTTTGTCGGAGTTTCTACAGATTTAACTACGAATACATTAAAATCAGCATTCCCATATTTTATTGGTGATACATATAGAAATAATCTAATAACAGAAAATCTTTTATTAAATCAATCTTTCGATTTTAATAATTCAAGTCTTGTTAGAAATACATTCCCATATAAAGTTAATGATCTCTATGCGGATAATGACTTTTTAATTGAATCTAATGAAATTATCAATCAACTTTCTGTCATTGAATCAACTAGAAAAGGTAGTGTAGATTCATTAAATATATTAGAATCTGGCGAAGGTTATAAGATCGGAGATCTTGCAGTTTTTGATAATACTGAAACTAATGGTGGTGGTATAACAGCATCCGTTAGTGAAATTACAGGTAAAGAAGTAGAAAGAATTGATACAACTGTTTTAGAATACGCAAATTCTGCATTTGTGTGGAAAGATTCTAATACAGTTATTGCAAAAGTTAATGATTATCATGATATTTCAACAAATAATAACATAGTTGTTTCTGGATTATCAACTTCAATATCTAAATTATTTGGTATTCATAACGTAGGAGTAACTTCTACAACTTCCCTATTATTTAAATCTATGCCATCCAACGTTGTTGTTGGATTTGTAACAGATATTTTTGTTTCTAGCATTCCTTCAAATGTTTCTGCTGGAAGTTCTATCCAAATAGAAAATGAAATTTTACAAGTATTAAACATTTATAGAGATAATTCTATTCTTAGAGTTAAGAGAAGTGATGTTGGTGCAGCACATACATTATCTACATTGGTTTCATATCTTCCAAATGAGATATCAATACCATTAAAGGTTAATTACTTTGACTCCAAGTTTAATAATAAAATATATTTTAATCCCAGAGAATCTGTTGGTGTTGGTACAACTACTGGATACTCAAATACGATTAGTTTTACAGTAGGTGAAATTCCACGTCAAATATCAGTACCAACTCAAAATATATACATTCCAAATCACCCATTTAAAACAGGGGACTCTGTAACTTTAACTAAAAAGACAACAACCTTCCCATTAATTGTTGGAATGAGTCCATCTGGATCAACATTTAATTTGCCATTTACAACAAATACTGAAGAAATTTATGTTATTAATAAAGGTAAAGATTATATTGGATTGGCAACAGTTAACACTGGGATTTCTTCTAGTTCTGGATTATATTTCTTCAATAATGGATCAGATAATTATGAGTATTTACTAGAAAATAATTATAATCAAGTAACAGGAACTATTCAAAAGATAACCACTCTTGTTTCACTTTCAACTTCACACGGAATGTTGAAAGATGATGTTGTCAAACTCGATGTAAAATCTAATCTTTCGGTTGGCATAGGAACATCAACATCTGTTAGATTAGTTTATGATAGTGGATATAATAAATTACTTGCAAATCCTGTTGGATTCGATTCTTCAAATATCAATGTTTCCAACAATGTTATTAATATCAATAACCATGGATTAAAAACAGGAGATAAGGTTTTCTATAACTCTTCTGATTTAATTGCAAGTGGATTGAATACTGGTGGTTACTTTGTCTATAAGTTGGATGATAATAACATTCAACTTGGAGAAACTTCTATAGATGTTTCTAGTAGCTATCCTAATATTGTCAATATAATTGGAGTTGGCGGAAGTTCCCACCAATTAAGCGTAATCAATCCAGAAATTTCAATAGTAAGAAATAACAATTTAGTATTTGATCTTTCAGATACTAGCTTATTTGGATACAAACTAAAAGTATTTTATGATCAGGAATTTACTAATGAGTTTATTTCGATTAGAACTCAAGATACATTTAACGTAACTAGCGAGGGAACAATTGGTATTGGATCAACTGCCACACTTACATTAAATTATTCGGATGATCTACCATCAAAACTCTACTACAATATAGAATTAAATGGTAATTTAGTTGATTTAGATGAAGAAGTTAACAATTATGGGCAATTAACATACATCAATAGCAGATATAATCAAGAATATTCTATTATTTCTACGGGAACTACTACTTTTGTAATATCACCAACTGTAGAACCTGAAAGATTAACATATCGTCAAGTCGATTGTGACTCTTTAGAGTACACTACAAAATCATTAACTGCCTCTGGTGGTGTTGCAAATATGAATCTACTCTTTGGTGGATCTGCGTATAAGTTTCTTCCAAAATTTGTAGATATTCAGTCTGATAATGGTAGGGATGTAGATATTGTTGCAGTTTCAACTTCTATTGGTAAATTAAATCAAGTAAGAATTCTTGATCAAGGTTTTGAATACTCTTCTGATAAGACTCTAAGACCAGAAGCATATATCTCACCAATTATTAACATTGAAAAATCTAATTTTATACAATCAGTCGAAGTCACTGATGGTGGAAAAAATTATGCTTCCCCACCAGATCTAATTCTATTTGACCCATCAACAAATACAGTTGTCGACTCTGATTCTTTATCTTGTAGTATTTTTTCATCATCTATTGCTAAAGTTGATATAATCTCAGATATTAATGGATTGAACTCTATTACCCATAGAGTTATATCTATTAACAACTCAAATGGAGTTGCTATTAGTTCAGTGACTTCTTCACCTTCAGGAATAGTAACTTGCACACTTTCAACTCCAGTTCTTTCTGGATTCATTACACCACCTTTTGCTGTAGGTGATGAGATTTTTGTTGAAGGTATTGCAAAACAAGGTACAGATGGCACAGGATTTAATTCTTCAGACTACAATTATCAATTCTTTAAAGTTAGTTCTTATACTAATTCAAATCCAGCTAAACTCGAATTTGATCTATCAGACTTAACTATCAATCCAGGTATTGCTAAGTCGGATCAAAGTGCATTTGCATTTATTGTAAATAAAAAGAATTATCCAACCTTTAATGCAATTCAAGATTTTGCAATATTTAATATTGGTGAAAAAATTCTATCCGATACTGGTGTTGGGTTCTTTGAAAGAGATCTTTTAGTAATTGATTCTAAAAAAGAATATGTTAAAGTTTCTGGCAATTATGTTCTTCAACCTGGGGAAAAAATCAAAGGTAAGTTCTCAGGTGTTAACGCAACAGTATCAAGTGTTGTTAATAACAGAGGTAGATTTGATATAGGATTTGCAATTGAAAGAGATTTTGGATGGAATAATGATATAGGAAAACTGAATCAAGATTATCAGGTTGTACCAGATAATGATTATTATCAAAACCTCTCTTATAGTGTGAAGAGTTCTATTGAATATCAGGAAATGATAAATCCTGTCAATAGCCTTCTTCATACAACTGGTTTAAAGAATTTTGCAGACACTCAAGTAAGTTCTGCAGCTTCTGTAACCTATGGTGCAGAAACAAAGGATTTAATTATTCTCGATGTTATTGAAGAAAAAAGAGTAGACACAATCAATAACTTTGATTTAGTTGTTGATGTTGATGTTGAGGGTAATAAATCAAAATACTTAAAAACTAAAAATAGAAAATTAGTTGATTATATTAAATGTATTAGCAATAATGTTCTGCTAGTGGACGATGTCAGTCAAGAATTTTCAAATAGAGATTCTATAATAGATTTGTACACCGATATTAAAAAATTAGATGATAGTTATTATCGATTCCTAGTACAAATAGTCGATCCAGTTACTAATAATATTGAATTTACAGAATTGATTTTATTAGCAACTGACAAAGACGTATTTACTCTTCAAAAGGGAACAGTTTCCACAACCAATAGTTCTTTTGGTGAATTAATAGGTAGTATTGATTCATTTGATACTAAATCATTAAGATTTACTCCAGAAGATCCCTTTAATATTGATTATAATATCAAACTTTTAGAAAACTCATTTAATTCTAGTGTATCTGGATTAAATACTTCAAATATTGGATTTATTTCACTCACAGGATCAAATGTAAATGTTGGTGTAGGATCCACTGCAAGATTATATACCAAAGATATTGATACTATAGAGGCAATAAGTGCAAACATACAGATAATCAACAAAGTAACAAATAAAACATCATATGTTGAACTATTTGTTGAGCATGATGGACAAGATACTTATATAGCTGAGTATTATTTTGATAATATTGCTGGCATTACGACATCATTCATGGGTTCATTTACCCCATCAATCGAATCTAATAATCTTTGCTTGGATTATTACAATGAAGAGTCCAATGAATTGTTTATAAGATCTAAAATAGTTGGAATTGGAACTACTGGTGCTGGAACTGCAAATTACAGATATCTTGTTCCTGGTCAAATAGCAGGCAATGAAAGATCAGCATATTATAATTCAAATTATACCATTTCATCATCACCAGAGACTATAATTACTTGTAATAATGACCATACTGGTTCAATTAAGTCTTTAGTAAGAGTATCATATGGAGAAACTAGTGCAATTCACCAATTGATAACATTAATCAATGGTGTTGATTCTTATATAAATCAATATCCTTATGTTTCTATTGCAGCAACTTCTGGAATAGGTACTTTCGGAGTAGAATATTCTGGAAGCAATGCGAATCTCAAATTCTATCCAGATAATGGAATATCTACACCAATAAAAGTTCAGAGCTATAATGAAGTTTTATATACTGAAAATGATAATTTTAATCTAGCACCAGAACTTCAATATGGACCAGTTTCTGAAATAATCACTCTATCAAGTTATGAAAGTGTAAATGGTACTAGGATCAATAAACTAGATTTTGGATTAACCTATGAGGGTACTCCAATTTTTGCAAAAACATTTAATCCATCAAGTACCTCAGTTTTAGATAAAGAAACTGGAATCTTTACAATAAAAAATCATTTCTTTAGAAATGGCGAAAGACTAATTTATACTCCAAAATCGACCTTTATTGGTATTGCAGCAACTAGTGTTGGTATAGGCGCAACACTAAACTCTGTAGGTGTTGTTACTAATATTTTACCTAGAGAATTATATGCGATTGAATTGGGTAATGATCAATTTAGAGTTGCAACAAGAAAAGATTATGCAAGTGCTGGAATATATGTAACATTTACAAATTCTGGATCTGGAAATGCTCACCAGTTTGAAATGTATAAGAAAAATGAAAAATCTATAATTTCAATAAATGGTGTTGTACAAAAACCAATTACATATACTCCAGTTTCCCATACACTTTTACATAATCCATCGGGCAATATTGGGGCATCATCAACTATATTTTCTTTAAGTGGAATTTCCAGCATTCGCCCAACAGATCTGCTAAAAATTGATGAAGAATACATGGGAGTTATTGCTGTTGGATTTGGATCTACTGGAAATGGTCCAATAACTGGAATTGGTACATATCAACTCGTAACCGTATCTAGGGGTTTTGTTGGTAGTGGAATTGCTTCACATACAGATGGTACTGAAGTCAGAATTTATAGAGGATCTTATAACATTGTTGAAAATCAACTTTATTTTACAGAACCACCAAAAGGTAGAGGTGTTATAAAAATAGACAATACAAATATTGCATATCCAGCATCTGCTTTTGATGCTAGAGTTTATTTGAGAAATGATTATTCTGAAAATGTCATCTATGATGATATATCAGATCAATTTACTGGAATAGGACAATCTTTTAGATTGACTGTAGGTGGAGCAAATACTTCTGTTTTTGAGCAAGGAAGTGGAGTTCTTTTCATCAATGATGTTTTCCAAACACCATCAACTCTTAATAATTCTGGAAATAATTATGAGATAACAGAATCTGTTGGTGTTACAAGTGTAACATTTACTGGAATTACATCGGTTAATGGATCTTTAATTAAATCTGATGTTGATATTAATCAAAATGCTCTACCAAGGGGTGGTATTATTGTTTCTTTAGGATCAACTCAAGGATTAGGATTTGCCCCTCTTGTAGGCGCTTCTGTCACTGCTGTGGTTAATCCAATAACTGGTAGTATTGTTTCTGTTGGATTAGGTACGACTGATATTATTGGATCTGGTTACAATAATATTCCCACAATTCTAGTTTATGAAGAAGGTCACGCTGGTGTCGGATCTACAGCTACGATTACTGCTTCGGTTGGAGCTGGTGGTACACTATCTTTCACCGTAGGTTATGGTGGAACTGGATATAGTAATCCAAAAATTCAAATTCCAGATCCATCTTATGAAAATCTTCCAGTAATTGGAATTTCAAGAAGAGGCATTGGAAATACTACAGACACTGGAACAGGTTTATTGGTAACATTAAAAGTTGGACCAGCAGATCTAAGAGTTGTGTCGGGTAGAAATGCAGATGCTTCTAATCTAATTACTAGAAATAAAGTTCTTATTGCGGAAGTTGCTGTAGGTAGAATGTTGGATGCATTCCCAGGATTTAGTGTTCCTGGGGGAAATCAGAATTGTATCGATGATATTATTGATGTTCTGGAAGCAATATCATATAACATTAAGTATGGTGGAAATGATCAAGTATATGATGCTGCCAAAATTTATATTGATAATGCATATTTGGCGGGAGAAGAGACCGAATCAATATATGCATTTGAACAGGCTAGGGACATGGCAATCCAAGCTATGCGGAATGAAGCAATCACAATTAATAATTATTCGATAATCCCTCAATATTTTGATAATGAAGTTGAAGGTGATATTTCGGGATTACCAGGAGTTTATAACCCAGGAGATTGTGCAGATGTAGCTTCTGCAATTACTTCTTCTGTTGGTATTGTTACTAATGCAATTGGATTATCAATTTTACCCGCAAATAGAACTGTTAGTGTTGCATCATCACTATTCCAAGTTTCATCATTTAATATTTCTAGACCTGGATATGCATTTAAGGTTGGTGATGTTTTTAAACCAGTTGGATTAGTAACAGCAAGACATCTTGCTACTCCTATTGAAGATTTCCAATTGACTGTTTTGGACACCTTTACGGATTCATTCTCTCTTTGGCAATTTGGTGAACTTGATTATATTGATTCTGTGAGAGAATTGCAAGATGGTGAAAGAGTTAGATTCCCACTATTCTATAATGGTGAACTATTATCTTTTGAAAAAGATCCATTAGATGCAAAATCTACACTCATAGATCTTGACAGTGTTTTAATTATATTTGTGAACGGTGTACTGCAAACTCCAAAGGAAGCATACACTTTTGAGGGTGGAACTTCATTCACCTTTACAGATCCACCTAGAGAAGAAGATAATGTTTCAATATTCTTCTATAGGGGTACTAGGGGTGTTGATAGCAAAGAAGAAGAGATTCTCGAAACAATTAAGATTGGTGATGATGTCCAGGTTCTCAGAAATAATCTAAATCTAGCAAATACAGTTGATCAAGAAATTAGACGTATTGATGATATTGTTGGATCTGATAAAGTTGAGACCAACATTTACAGTGGTGCTGGTATAGATGCAAATAACTTTAAACCATTAAGTTGGACCAAACAAAAAGTAGATAAAATTATTAAAGGAGATCCAGTTTATAAAGTTAGAGATTCTATTGAACCTCTAATCTACCCCACAGCAAGAGTTATTAAGACGATTAATAGTGGAGATTCTGATATTTTTGTTGATGATGCTAAATTCTTTGAATATGAGCAGGGTGCTTTGTCAGTAACAATACCAGAATTTTCTGGACTTCTTATACAAGGAACAAATGTTGTTGCTGCTGGTGTAAGTGCTATTGTTTCTGCTGCTGGGACGATATCTGGATTTACCATAAATGAGCAAGGAAATGGTTACACTGGCGCTAGTGTAACCATCAAGATTGCTCCACCACCAAACATTGGAGTTGGTATAGGTACAACCGCAACAGCAACAATATCAGTTTCTGGTGGTAAAATTTCAGCACCTATTTCAATAACTAATGCTGGATTTGGATATACTACATCAAATCCACCTCAGTGCATAATAGAAGATCCAGATTTTAAATATGAATTAATTACTGAAATAAATGCTGTTGAAGGATTTTCTGGAATTGTAACTGGTATTGGAACAACAACAGGTGTCGGTGGGCATGGATTAGCACTCAAGTTTTTTGCAAGATCAGACTTTTTCACTGGATTATCTGTTGGATATCCAATTTATATTTTTGATACTTCTGTTGGGCACGGAGTAACATCAGTTATTAATAGTAATTCTGATGTTATAGGAATTGGTACGACTGCTTTGAATAATATTTACTATGTTGGAAGTATAAGTGCTGCTGGTCAGAACGCAGAAATTGTTTGCAATGTTCATACAAACTTAAGACGCACGGGAATAACAACTTCGGGATCAATTGAGACTCCAGTTGGAAGATTTTCTTGGGGAAGGTTCTCACTATTTGAAAGATCTACAATAAATCCAATTGCTATTGGAGTTAGTGGATTGACCATTGATGCTGGATTAAGTACATTCCCAATCTTCCAGAGAAGGGGATATGGTCTAAGAGATACTGGTGCATTGAGAAAGATCTAACGAATTAAAGTATAAATATAGAAAAAAGCTAATAATATGCCTGCACTTGTTACGGATCAGTTTAGAATTCTGAATACGAAAAATTTTATAGATTCCGTAGAGAATTCTAACAATTCATATTATGTTTTTGTTGGATTGGTTAACCCCGATCCATCTACTATTGGATTTGGTAGAACTGACAGTTGGAATGAAAATACCCCCAATCCTATTGATAATTTTAATTATCAAAATCATGTTTATGATACAATGCTTTTTGGGAAAAGAGTTTCTTCTACTGGGATTAAAAGACTTGTAAGAAGAATTGATTGGGTTAGAGGAACTAGATATGAAATGTATCGTCATGATTATGGATTAGAAAATCCAGCCCCAATTACTCAAGCTTCAAGATTATATGATGCAAATTACTATGTCATAAACTCAGATTTTAAAGTTTACATTTGTATTGATAATGGATCATCTGGATCTAATAGAACTGGCAATGCATCACAAGATGAGCCGACATTTACAGATTTAGAACCATCTAAAGCGGGAGAAAGTGGAGATGGATATATTTGGAAATATTTGTTTACGGTTTCTCCAAGTGATATTATTAAATTTGACTCCACTGAATACATAACTCTTCCTGATGATTGGGATACCTCAACTTCCCCACAAATTCAATCAGTTAGAGAAAATGGTGATTCTTCTATAAACCTTAACCAGATTAAAAAAGTTTATATCGATGATGGGGGATCAAACTACTCCAATGGTTTAGGGCAAGAAGTTTCTATTTTGGGTGATGGGACTGGTGCAAAAGTTTTATTAGATATTGTTGGTGGAAAAATTGTAAGTGCAGTAATGTCATCTGGTGGTAGTGGTTATAGTTATGGAATTGTAGATCTAGGAGCATTAAATACAAATGCCACTTCTGGATTTGCAAAACTAATTCCAATCATCCCACCATCAAAAGGTCATGGATATGACATTTACAGAGAATTGGGTGCAGATAAAGTTCTGGTTTATGCTCGTTTTGATGATTCCACTAAAGATTTTCCAATAGATACAAAATTTGCACAAGTTGGTATCGTAAAAAATCCTACATCTTTTGGTACGGAAAATATATTTGGTGAAAGTCAATTTTCTTCATTAAGTGCTATTAAATTCTCCAATATAACGGGAACACCAGTCGTTGGAGAAAAGATAGTTCAAGTTTCTAATCCAACGACTGGAGAAAAATCTTTTGGATATGTTGCATCATATGATACAGATACTAAGGTTTTAAAATATTTCAGAGATAGATCTCTATACTTTAATCAAACATCATATGATCAGAAAGATTATATTGGAATTAGCACTAGTTCAAAAGTTTTAGATTTTGAATCTTCAGCAAATCCAATCACTGGTCAAACTTCTGGTTTTAGTGGATCTATTGATACTGGATTTAGTGGAATAAGTACAAATCCAACTGGCAATAAAGTTATTAATCTTGGAGCAGTTTTTACAAATGGTATGGCATCTCCTGAGATAAATAAAGGATCGGGAGATATTATTTACATGGACAATAGGCCCTTGATTACTAGAAACTCTCGCCAAAAAGAAGACGTTAAAATTATCCTGGAATTCTAAAAAATGCCACAGAAAACTAATCTTAATATAAGTCCATATTTTGATGATTTTAACCCAGATAAGAATTTTTACAGGGTTCTCTTTAAGCCTGGATTTCCAGTACAGGCTAGAGAATTAACAACATTACAATCAATACTACAAAATCAAATTGAGTCTTTTGGTAGTCATATATTTAAAGAAGGGTCAATGGTAATTCCTGGTGGAATTACTTATGATGATGGTTATTATTCTGTAAAGATTAATCCAGACCATTTGGGTATTGATGTTACTGTTTACCTTAATGAGTTGATTGGTAAAAGAGTTCAGGGGCAAAGTTCTGGTATTGTCGGTACTGTAAAAAATTACAGTTTACCACCAAATGATGGAGTTGAAGATATTACAATCTATGTAAAATATTTGTCTTCAGGCGAAGATCTTGTTTTTAAACAATTTGATGATGGTGAAACTCTCATCACATTAGATAATGTAACTTATGGCAATACAACAATCAATTCTGGAGATACTGTTGCTGATCTTTTAGAAATAGGTGCAACCGCTGTTGGATCTGCAGTTGGATTGGATAAGGGAGTATATTTTATTAGAGGTACTTTCGTTGATGTTAGTTCTTCTGTTATTGTCTTAGATCCATATTCCAATAATCCATCATATAGAGTTGGATTAACGATAATCGAAGACATAGTTACAGATAATGATGATTCATCTTTAACTGATAATGCAAAAGGATTTTCTAATTATGCAGCACCTGGTGCAGATAGACTTAAGATCTCCACATTTCTATCCAAAAAATTATTAGACGATTTTGATGATAAAAACTTTGTTGAACTTCTCAGAGTTCAAAATGGTGAGATTAAAAAACTTCAGGATAAGTCTGTATATTCAATAATTAAAGATTACTTTGCAAAAAGAACTTTTGATGAATCTGGAGATTATTCAGTAAGTACATTTGACCTAGACATATTAAATTCCCTCAATGATGGACTTGCAAATGAGGGAATTTACCTAAAAACAGAAAAAACAGAGCAAGGAAATACACCATCTGATGATCTGATGTGTGTAAAAGTTTCTTCAGGAAAAGCTTACGTTAGGGGATATGATGTAGATCTTCCTGGTTCAACTATTATCGATGTAGAAAAACCAAGAGACACTAAAACAATTTCAAATGCGCTTATCCCATTTGAAATGGGTAATCTCCTAAGAGTCAATAATGTTTATGGAGCACCTTTTACAGATATTACTAGCAATGGTAGCGTAATAAACCTCTACAATCAAAGAAGAAATTCTAATACATCTGGTACAGGAACTCTGATAGGGAAAGCAAGAGTATATTCATTTAGTGTAACCGATGCTGCATATACAAATGCATCTACAGAATGGGATCTATATCTATTCGACGTACAAACATATACATCATTAACAATAAATGAATCTGTTAGTGGCACACAATGCCCAGCCACTTCATTTGTAAGAGGACTGAGTAGTAATGCTACTGGATATGTTGTTAGTGGTGCTGGAAGCAATGAACTACTATTAAGTCAAACCTCAGGAACTTTTATTGAAGGTGAACCAATTACCATCAATGAAACTAATTTAATATCTAGATCAGTTGTTAGAATAAAAGCATATAATATTGAAGATGTTAAATCAGTTTATCAAGACTGTACAAGTATAACTTCCGCTTTGAAGTCGGATTTTGTTGCGGATACAGTTTTATATAAAACTATCGCACCAAGATTTGCTGCAACTGATGTAATAACTATTAATAATACTGGTATTACAACGTGCCCAGGTAAAAACTTTTTAGGAATTAGAAGTGATACTATAGTTAGATATCAGATTCCTGGTACTGATGTAGAAACGTTTAATAGAGTTATTTCTGTTGCATCAGATGGATTGTCAATGCAACTTGGATCAGTTCCAACAGTTTCAAATATTGCATCTGGATCTCTACCAACAGATCCAGTAAACGTTCCGTTTACAATTGGATATCCAGACATAAGAAATCAAGATAATATTGGGTTATATACACCATTAAATGCTAAGGACATTTCAAACGTTAGCTTATCTAATTCAGATTTAATTGTCCAAACTCAAATTACCGAACTTAGCACTAATGCCGTAGGCACTTTAAGTGTCAATGTATCTTCAACAGGAATTAGTAGTGCATTTTTTGAGGCATATGATGCAGAAAGATATTCTGTTCACTATGCAAATGGTTCTATTGAGCAATTATCTTCAGATCAATTCTCACTAAATGGGGATGGAACACAATTAACATTATCTGGTCTAACTGTTAATCAGTCTAATAATGTTACTCTAAATGCAACTGTTAGAAAAATAGAGGTTAAGAGTAAAATAAAGAATTTTATCAGAAGTGAAAAACTAATAGTTGATAAGAGTTCTATTGGAATTTCTACTGGTCTAACAACAAGTAGTTATTATGGGTTGAGAGTAGAAGACAATGAAATTTCTTTAAATTATCCAGATGTAGTTAATGTTGTTGCAATTTATGAATCATTAGATACTAACACACCAATACCAGATAAATTAACATTCGTTTCTGGATTAGGATTAGATATTAATACAATTCTTGGTGAAAAGATTGTTGGAAGTAATTCTGGAGCTATCGGCCAATTAGTAACAAGATCCTCTTCAACTGAAGTTGAATTTGTATATCTGAATTCCAGAAAGTTTCAAGCTGGTGAAAATGTTACATTTGAAGAATCTCAAATTACCTCCAGCATTCAATTAATTACGAAAGGAAGTTATCTTGATATAACAAATAGATTTATTCTAGATAAGGGGCAGAAAGAACAATATTATGATTATTCAAAAATAGTCAGGATTCAGGGAGCTGCAACTCCATCTAAGAAGATTCTTGTTATTTTCAATAGATATGATATTAATATTAATGATGACGGTGATATAATCACCGTCAATTCCTACAGTGGTGAAAGATTCTTATCAGATATTCCAACAATTGCTGATAAATTTAGAGCAACAGATACTTTAGATTTTAGACCAAGAGTCGCTAGATTTGCATCAACCACATCTTCACCATTTGATTTTACTAGCAGATCATTTATACCTCTGAATTTATATAATGCAATATCACCAAATGAAAGTTCTGTAGTAGGATTTAGTTACTATTTGCCAAGAACAGATAAGATTGTTTTAAATAAACTAGGACAATTATCTTTAATTAAAGGAGTTTCTGCTGAAACTCCCAAGGTTCCTCTTAATGTTGAAGAGGCAATGGATATAGCAACAATTGAATTGCCAGCATATCTCTATGATCCAAGAGATGCCAAAATTACTTTGGCAGATAATAGAAGATATACAATGAGGGACATTGGTAAACTTGAAGATAGGATTGAAAATTTAGAGATCACTACATCTCTTTCTCTCCTAGAATTAAATACAAAAACTTTACAAGTTCAAGATGCTGATGGTCTTTCCAGATTTAAAACTGGATTTTTTGTTGATGACTTTAAGAACAATGATTTTGTTGAAAAAAATAATCCAGATGTAACTTCTGATGTTGATGTTTCTAAAAAACATCTACTTGCTCCTGTAGATTTCTGGTCATTAAAACTAGAATTAGCATTAGCACCATCCATTAATACAAATACTGCTGATTTTTCTCAAGACCTACCTCTATTAGATCCAAATGTTAGAAAAACTGGCGATTTAATTACATTAAATTATGAAGAAGTTGGATGGATTGAGCAGCCTTTAGCATCAAATGTTGAGAACGTAAACCCATTCAATGTTATTGAGTATACTGGTGGAATACTTCTTCAGCCAGCATCAGATAACTGGGTAAGAAACATTTATATTGAAAATAGAAGAACTGTTTATGCCCAGAGACAAGTTAGCACCACTACAACTACTAGAGTAAGAACTGGACCTTGGTGGTGGTGGTGGTGGAGAAGGCCACAAACAGAGACAACAACTACCACAACAAGCGTAAGTGGAAGTCCTATTGGTGAATATGATTATGTTGAAAGTGTAAGGGTTACTGAAGAACCAGATGTCTATATGAGATCTAGAAATGTTGAGTTTAGATCTGGTGGTTTAAAACCATCAACTCAACATTATCCATATATTGATGATATTAGTACTATTGATTATATACCAAAACTTCTGGAAGTTACAATGGTTTCTGGTAACTTCCAAGTTGGTGAAAACATTAGAGGATTTGATGGTGGAGACCAAATCTTATTCGCAAGACTATCTCGACCAGATCATAAAAATGGAACATATAACAGCCCAAATAGAACGTTCCAAATAAATCCATATAACAGAACATCTACACTACCAACTTCATATTCAGCATCAGCAACTGTGTTGAATATTGATACTTTCTCACTCGCAGAAGAATCAATTACAAAATATGGTGGATATGCTATTGTTGGAATGCAAATTGTTGGTGAAACAAGTGGTGCAATCGCAACAGTTTCAAATTTACGTTTAGTAACTGATAATTATGGTGATTTAATTGGATCTTTCTATATCAGAGACCCTAATGACAATCCACCACCACTCGTTAGACTTAAAACTGGAACAAGAACATTTAGATTAACTGCGGTTCCAGTTGGAATTACTGCTCTTCCAGGAAGTACAACTTTTGCAAGTAATGCTGAAGCTGGATATACTGCTAATGGAACAACCCAAACTCAAGTAACTAATATTGTTCAAGTTAGAAATCCACCACCACCACCGCCACCACCACCACCACAAAGAAGAGGTGGAAAAGACCCTCTTGCACAATCATTCACTGTTGATGAGACGGGCGCTTTCTTAACATCTGTCGATGTTTACTTTGGTGCAAAAGATCCTAACGAAAAACTTTATGTTGAACTAAGAACTGTTGAGTTGGGAACACCAACAAATCAATTGGTACAAGATTACGCTCGTGTAATTTTAGAACCAAGTGAAATTAACACTTCAGCAGATGCTTCCGTTGCAACAAGGATTACTTTCCCATCCCCAGTATACCTACAACCAAGAACTGAATATGCTTTAGTATTCCTTGCCCCAACATCAGATCTTTATGAGATGTGGGTAGGTACTATGGGTCAAAAGACAGTAAACACCCAAAGTCTACCAAATGCAGAAAGTGTAGTCGTCACTAAACAATATTCTGGTGGAAGTTTGTTTAAATCACAAAATGGTACGATTTGGACAGCAAGTCAGTATCAAGATTTGAAATTTAAACTCTATAAAGCTAAATTTACTTCCCAAAGTGGTGATGTTGTTTTCTATAATCCACCAATTAGATCTGGTGAGTCGACTGTACCATTCCTAAACTCCAATTCAGTAAGGACACTTCCAAGAAAGTTAAGAGTTGGAATTACAACTAATACTGCAATGGAACCAATTCTTACTACTGGAAGAAGAGTAAGTTGCAGTGGTGGTGGTCCTATTGCTACTATTGAAAATGTTGGTGGTCCAATTAATACTTTAAACGTTGTAAATACTGGTATTGGTTATTCTACTGGTGCTTTCCAAGATGTTGAACTTTACAGTATCACTGGATCTGGATTTGGTGCAAAAGCAACTATTAACTTCCTAAGTGGTTCTATTTCAGCACCACCAAACATTACTAACGTTGATGAATGTAGAGGTTATAAAGTAGGAGATGTGCTGGGAATTGTTACTAGTACAGTTGTGAAAGGATCTGGAGCAAGAATATCAGTTGCTGATCTAACAGGAATTGATACTCTATACCTAACAAACACCCAAGGAGAAACATTCACCCCTGGCGCTAGTTTAATTTACTATGATGATAATACTCAGGTATCAACTGCTTCAACCTTTATAACTTCATCCACTGTTGAAAGCCCAATATATGCTGGAAACGTAGTTGAGATAACTCAATTTAATCATGCTATGCACGGTGATAATAATAAAGTTCAAATTATAAACATTGAACCAGATACTACCCCACTTACGATAACTTCTGCTTTGGGCATAAGTGATAGTTCAATTTCGGTCGGAAGTACAACGCCATTTTCTACCTTTGAAGGAATTACCACTTCAAGGGGATATGTAAGACTCAATAGTGAGATTATTTACTACAATTCAATAGGCACTGGAGTATTGGGTATTGGAACTAGAGGAGTTGATGGAACTCTGGTTAGAAATCATACTAATGGAAGTCAAATTCAGAAATATGAATTAAATGGCGTTTCACTAACAAAATTAAATAAAGTTCATGACGTATCTGCTAATTCAACTCTTAAAAAATTAAAAGACGTTGATACTTACTATATTGAGTTTGATAGAGAAGACAGATCTAGTGGCAGTAGCCAAATTAGTTTTGCTTCTGAAGAGTTTGCTGGTGGACCTATTATTTCTGCATCTCAAAATTATCAATTCAGTAGTATTATCCCACAGTTTAATATAATAACTCCAGGGCAGACTACAACTGTTTCTGCTCAGATGAGAAGCGTAAGTGGGACTAGTGCTGGTGGATCTGAAGTTTCTTTCGTTGATCAAGGATATCAACCAGTAGAGTTGAACAAAGCCAACTTCTTAACTAGCCCAAGATTGATTGTTTCCGAAATAAATGAAACTACAAGATTGACAAATCTTCCTAAAAATAAATCATTTACAATGAGGATTAGGATGGAATCAACTGATCCCAATCTATCACCAGTACTGGACACTCAAACAGCACTCATTGTAACTGGTAGGAATAAAATTAACAATCCAATTACTGATTATGTGACCGATGGAAGGGTAAATCAAATTACTGGAGATCCACATAGTTCGATTTATATTGGAAGAAGAGTTGACTTACAACAATCTGCAACTTCGTTAAAAGTTCTATTGGGTGCTTGCAGACCTGCACAATCAGATTTTAGAGTTCTTTATAGAACATTTAAAGCTGATTCTAGTGAAGTTGATCCTTCTTTTGTATTATTCCCTGGTTATGATAACTTAAAAGATACTAATGGTGATGGATTTGGTGATGAAATTCTAAATGTATATGGTAATAGTGGTCGACCAGATAAATTGGTTAGACCAAGTAGAAATGATGAATTTTTGGAATACCAATTTAGTGTTGATGAATTAGATCCATTTACTGGATTTCAAATTAAAATTGTTATGAGCACAACTAATGAATCATTCCCACCTAAATTCAAAGATCTTAGAGTTATTGCTTTAGCATAATGATACCAGTAGAAGGACATAAAAATCTCTATAGAGATGAAAAGACGGGTGCCATTGTCAATTGTGACGAATTTGAGTACTCTCAATACATCTCTATTAGAGAAAAAAGAAGAAAAGAAAAGCAATCTCAAAAAGATGAATTGAATAAGTTAAAAGAAGATATTGATGAAATTAAAAGTTTGCTACGGGAGTTACTCAATGGACCTAAATGAAATAAGACTATCAAACATAGATAAAATGTTTGAATATGAAAAGCAAGCAAGATTGGTTGATGAATGTAATGATATTGATCAACTAAAACATATGCTTAAATGCTCTATTAAATTATTCATTCAACAACAAGAGGTTATATCCCAACTGGGATCTTTAGGAGTATAAATAGATTTTAGGTTCTGACATTTCATATAAATGGCAGTCTATGTAAACAATCTAGTCATAAATTCAGGCACAACGTTTGATCAGACATTTACTTTAGAAGATTCATATACGAATTCTCCAATGGATCTGACAGGTTGCACTGTGTCTTCCCAAATGAGGAAGTGGTCTGGCAGCTCTACTGCAACTGAATTTAATGCACTAATAGTAAGGCCATTATTGGGTGAGATTTCTGTTGGATTAACAACTACTCAGACTTTGCAATTAAAACCAGGTCGTTATGTCTATGATGTTTTAGTTACTGCACCAGATGATGAGGTAACTAAAGTTGTAGAAGGTATGGTTTTAGTTAGAGAAGGAGTTACAAGGTAATGGCAGACATTAAAGTTAGAGTTGGGCAACAAAACGCAGTAAAAGTTGGTTCCGCTTTAATTGGAAAAAGAATAGCGTTATCTGATTTGATTGATGTTAACGCAAATCCAGTAGGATTATCTGATGGGATGGTTTTAGTATATAACGCATCAACCCAAAAATGGGATGCAACTTTAGAATTAACACCAGGAATTACTCAGAACTTAACCATCAATGGAGGTAGCTTTTAATGGCAAGTATTATTAAGGTAAAAAGGTCAACTGGAACAGTTGCACCATTATCCCTTGAATATGGAGAATTAGCCTACACCGTTGGTGTTGGTACGCATGGAAATAATGGTGGAAGACTATTTATTGGTGATCTTGCGGATAACCCATTAGTAATTGGTGGTAGATATTTTGCAGATTTATTAAGTATTGGACCAGGATTAGTAGATGGTCAATCAAACCCAACAACTCCAGCGAATGGATTTGTTGCAGTTCTTGACCAAAATAGAAAAGTAGATCAGTGGAATGTTGATAATTTAACGCTGGATGGAAATACATTATCATCATCAAATACTGATGGTGATGTTATTTTAGATCCAAATGGAACTGGCGAAATTCTTGTTCCAGATGATACTTATTTGACATTTGGTACAAGTAAAGATGGAAAAATAAAATATGATGAATCTAGTAGCGATAAAGTAGAAGTCAGCGGTGCTGATTGGAGATTTGCTGCTGGAGTTCAGATAAATGTAGAGGATTCTACAGATTCTGGAAATAGTGGATCTGGGGCTTTTGTAGTTAGCGGTGGTGTTGGTGTTGGATTAAATCTTAATGTTGGTGGAGATACAGTATTAACAGGCGATTTAAAGATTAATGGTGGGGATTTAACCACAGATTTAACTAATTTTAATATTTTTGAGAATGGTGTTCTTAGTGCAAATGTTTTAACATCTGCAAACAATGTGACAATAGGTTCCGTTTCTGGAATTACATCAATTAGAAATGCTTTACTTGATATTTGGGGAAGAGTTAATATTGGTGGAACTTCAATAACGACCGATGAAGCAACTTTTGCTTTATTAAATGGTAGTGTAATAAATGCTGAGGTTCTCGGACAGGCTCAGAGCATTCTACTTGGATCTTCATCAGGCGTTACTACCATTAGAAATGCAACTGTTGATTTGGATGGTGATTTAAATGTAGATGGTGGTGATATTACGTCAAATCAAGCATTATTTAATCTACTAAACACAAATGTTACTTCAGCAAATGTTTTAAATGCTGCTTCAAGTATTATTCTTGGCGCAACAACTGGAGTAACTACAATCAGAAATGAGGCAACTCAATTCACAAATAGTTCTTCAAGTGGATATGTTTCTATTGCTGCAACAACTGATGCTTCAAGCACAACAACTGGTGCATTAAGAGTAGCAGGTGGAGTTGGCATCGCTTCTGATCTATATGTTGGTGGAGAATTTTGGTTAGAAGGGACAGCTAATATTACTGGTGATACTACATTTACTAATAGTGTAACTGTTCAAAAAAATCTAACAGTTGAGGGAAATACAACTTTAGGAGATAGTTCAACCGATTCTATCTATGTAACTGGAATTACCACAGTTACTGGTCCAATTTATCAGACTGGTACATTTAATAATAGTGGTGGAATTAACGTTGATAACATTGGAATTTCTTCTAATACAATCTATACTAAGTCTGGAACTGGAAATACACTATACTTAGACCCATATCCAGATGGATTAAGTAATGAAGGAACTGTTGTTATTAAAGGCGATCTCCAAGTTGATGGAACAACGACTTCTGTTAATTCAAATACAGTAACTGTTGATGATCCAATTCTAAATCTTGGTAATGTAACTCTTCAAAGAACAGTAATGAGCCCAGTACTTGCTGGGGTTAGCTCAATTAGACTTGATTCTGTTATTGGAATTAATACCGCAGATGTTGTAAGTGGAAATTCTAACCTTTCATTATCTGGAGTTACAACTGTTACCAGTGTTGATTATGATAATAAAATTATCTTCATTGATGACACCGTTCTTGTAGGTGGAATTAGCACTGGAGCGCAGTTAACAATCACAACTGCTTATGATACAAATACTGATAGAGGTATTTCTTTTAATTATAACACAAGTTCTGGAGTTGCTAACAATAAAGTTGGTTTCTTTGGTTATCACGACCAAACTGGAAATTGGACTTATATCCCAGACGCAACTATCACAAATAGTGTAGCTGCTGGCATTAAAGGAACTTTAGATGTTGGAGCACTTTTACTTGATTGGTCAGTTTCTGGTATTTCAACCAGAGGTGCTGCATACTTTGATTCTAATGGAAAACTTATCAGCACTGGAACACCTGAAACGACTTTCGTTTCAAATTCCAACTACATACTTACAACAGATGGTTCAAACGTACCCGTTTGGACAGATACCCTTGACGGAGGAACGTTCTAAAAATGCAAAATGATAATGATATTGATGTGAATTTGGTTGTTAATATTTACAATCAAAAAATATCATCATTAATTAACCAAAATGTTTTACTTGAAGCAAAGATTCAATCTTTAGTTAAATTATTTAACGAAGAAAAAAATTCTTTATTGATGGCAAATCTTGAGTTGCAAAAAAAGATTGATCTTATTAATAAAGAGAAAAAATCTTCAAAAAAAGAAGAGACCGAATACGAAGAATCTGGAGTTGATTAATGAAGCCATCAACACGTCAAGAATTAGTTGATTACTGTTTAAGGAGATTGGGAGCACCCGTACTGGAGATAAATGTTGATGATGATCAGATTGATGATTTAGTTGATGATGCCCTCCAATACTTCAATGAAAGACATTTTGATGGTGTTGAAAGAATGTATTTGAAATATCAACTCACAGAAGATGACATTGCTAGAGGAATAGCAGATCCACTAGGTGCAAATCGTGATGCTCCTGTGGGAGTTGTGACTACAACTGGATCTGCTTCAATTAATGGTGTTACGAAAACATTTAATTGGTATGAAAATTCGAATTTTATACAATGCCCAGATTCTGTAATTGGAATAGAAAAGATATGGAAGTTTGACACTAGTTCCATATCTGGCGGTATGTTTAGTATCAAATATCAATTATTTTTAAATGACTTATATTATTTTAACTCTGTTGAACTATTGCAATATGCAATGGTAAAAACTTATTTGGAAGACATTGACTTTTTGTTAACGACAGATAAACAAGTAAGATTTAACAAGAGACAAAACAGACTCTATCTTGATATTGATTGGAATGCACAAAGAGCAGGTAATTTTTTAGTTTTGGATTGTTACAGGATTCTCAACCCAAATGATTTTACAAAGGTATATAACGATAGTTTTCTTAAAAAATATTTAACTGCTTTAATTAAACGTCAGTGGGGACAAAACTTAATTAAGTTTAGGGGCGTTAAATTACCAGGTGGTATAGAATTAAATGGTAGAGAATTATATGAAGATGCTGAAAGAGAACTAAGTGATCTTCAATCGAGAATGTCTATGGATTATGAACTTCCTCCTTACGACTTTATTGGATAATGGCACTTAATCCTTTTTTCTTACAAGGTTCTCCTGGAGAACAAAGATTAGTTCAGGAATTGATTAATGAGCACCTAAGGATATATGGTGTTGAAGTAACTTATATTCCCAGAAAATTTGTAAGAAAGCAAACAATTATAGAAGAAATTCAATCATCAAAATTTGATGATAATTTTTTATTGGAAGCATATGTCAATAATTATGAAGGTTATTCTGGATCTGGAGATATTCTGACAAAATTCGGAATGAGTTTAAGAGATGAACTAGATTTAGTTATATCGAAGGAAAGGTTTGAAGATTTTATCATTCCATTTTTAAATGCAATGGATGAAAATGAGATTGAATTAGCATCAAGACCTCGTGAAGGAGATCTAGTTTATTTTCCTTTGGGGAGAAGATTGTTCGAAGTCAAATTCGTAGAGCATGAACAACCTTTTTATCAATTGGGTAAAAATTATGTTTATGAAATTAAATGTGAATTATTTGAATATGAGGATGAAGTTCTTGATACGACAATTCAAGAAATTGATACTACCCTACAAGATCAAGGATATATTACTACATTAAGTCTTATTGGGGTTGGTAGAACTGCAACTGCAAATGCTGTTTTAAACAATACTGTTGGATATATTGATAAAATTTATTTGAATAATGATGGTTATGGATATAAATCTAAACCAACTATTACTATCACACCCTCGCAAGCTTCTGGTGGAAATGCATCTGCAGTTGCGATTACAACAAGTGTTGGTGATTCATATTCTTTAAAAGATATATTGCTAGTAAGTGCTGGTTATGGTTATACAGTAGCACCAACTATAACGATTACTGGAGGTGGTGGGGTTGGAGCTGCTGCAACGTGTTCGATTAGATCAATTGGAAAGGGTGTTGTTAGAATTGTTGTTACTGATGGTGGAGTTGGTTATTCAACCGCACCAGTTATCCAAATATCACCACCAAATGTTAGTGGGGATACTTCTTTTGTAAATGTTCAAACAACATTAGATGATAGTTTTGTGTTCCCATACAAACCATCTATTGATTCTAATGTAATAACATTTGGTCAAACTGGTTTAACATTCGATATTAATTCATAAATAAAATAAAAGATCAGACTAATGTCAAAGCAAGGTATATCTACAGGAACAGCACCAAATGATGGGAGTGGAGATAGTCTCCTTGCTGGTGCAATAAAAATCAATAACAATTTTGATGAAATTTATTCAACATTTGGTGATGGATCGTCATTATCCTATCCAAATTATGTTGAAAATTCTGGAGTAAGCACATATTCTACATCGGCAGGAATATCATCACTATCCGATCTCGCAACATTAGCAGATACAGCTACTGTTGCTGAAGGACTGACAGGTAATCCAAATATTCAAGTTAGTGATCTCTTTGCAAACTATGTAACAGCAATATCATTTACTGGAGATGGATCCAATCTTACTGGAGTCGGAGCATCAGTTACAATATATGATGATCAGAATTTAATAGGATCTGTTGCCAATATTGATTTCAATGGAAATCTTTATGTATCAGAAGCATCTTCTGGAATTGTAACGGTAACTGTTCCAGGATTTGGCAGATCCGAATTCACAACACCAACAGGTGTTTTGGGAATTGGTCAAACTCTAAGTTTTTCTTTCAATGCTTTTAAATCTTATGCATTCTTAAAAGCGGAATCTTCTGCACCTTGTAGAGTTATTGTTTACACAGATCCATCTTCACAAATATTAGACGAAGGAAGACCATCAAATGTTTCTCCAACACCAAATAGTGGTATTGTTACTGATCTTGTAGGAATTTCAACAGCAACTTACTTATTACCACCACCAATAGGATACAATGCGGAAGACCCATTAATTGATTGGTGTTATGTTACTTTAGAAAATCTTTCAGGAGTAAGTACTGATATTACATTAAAATTAACCTTTTTACAGATGGAATAATGAAAACCGTACCTGGATCTGGAGCAGTATTGGATGCAGAATTTGATGCAAATTATGGTGTTTCTTTCTTTAATGTAATTAATGGTGGATCTGGATATGCATCAACAAACCCACCAAATATTATAATTCAAAATACATATGGACCAACTGTTGCTGGTTCTTTTTATCCAATTATAGCAAATGGTGAAATCAAAAGTGTTATAGTTGTAACTCCAGGGTCTGGATATTTTCCTATAGGATTAGGTCAAACTAGCGTTGGAATAGCATCTGTTGGATCAGCACAAAATGCAGTTCTATCTGTTTTTGTATCTAATCCAGGTTTTGGATATACAATCGCACCAACAGTTTCAATTAGCCCACCACCAATCATTACTGGAATAGGGACATATCAGTTTAATGAAGTTGTGGTTGGATCTAGATCAGGTACTAAAGGTAGAGTTAAATCTTGGGATAAAGATACTAAAAAACTTAAAGTTTCTATAGTTGATGGTGAATTTTTACCAGGAGAAGTAATAACAGGAACTATTTCATCCGCAATTTATTCCGTTAATACTTATGACAATAGAGATTTATATGATAAATATAGTCAAAATGTTGAGATAGAAATAGAAGCAGATTCTATTATCGATTTTTCAGAAACTAATCCATTTGGTACTTATTAATGTTAGGAACTTATTATTATCACGAGATTATTAGAAAAACAGTTATTTCTTTCGGAACACTGTTTAATAATATTTACGTTAAACACAAAGACAGGGATGGAAATATTATTAGTGAACTAAAAGTTCCTCTCGCATATGGACCAACTCAAAAGTTTTTGGCAAGAATTGAGCAACAAGGAGAATTAAATAAACCAGTTCAAATTACATTACCTAGAATGTCTTTTGAAATGGTTTCTATTCAATATGACCCTAGTAGAAAAGTTGGAGCAACACAATCATTTAAAGCTTCAGATGGATCTAATTTGAAAAAAGTTTATATGCCTGTTCCATATAATATTGGATTTGAATTAAGTATACTAACAAAAATTCAAGATGATTCTTTACAGATTGTAGAGCAAATTCTTCCAAACTTTCAACCAGGATTTAATCTAACTGTAGATCTGGTTGATTCTATTGGTGAAAAAAGAGATATTCCAATGGTTTTGGATAGTATTAATTTTACTGATGATTATGAAGGTGACTTCTCAACAAGAAGGGCTTTAATTTATACGTTGAGATTTACTGCTAAGACATATCTGTTTGGACCTGTTGCAGATTCTACAGATGGTCTCATTCGCAAGGTTCAGGTTGATCTTTATTCTGGTACTGATACATCAGTCGCTAAAAGAGAAATGAGGTATACAGTCGTACCTGATCCAATTAATGCTGGACCAGATGATAACTTTGGATTCGATGAAGATTTTGAATATTTTAGTGATGCCAAGTCTTATAGTCCAACACAACAACAGGACATATGATTCTTAGATTATGCAAAATTTTGATAAGATTAGCAAATCACTCAACCTAGAAACTGAAATAGTTGAGGTTGAAAAGGAAAATATTTCACTTGAAGTATCTAGTGAAAATATTAAGAGTGATATAACAAAAGATTATGAATATACAAGAGCAAATTTGTATTCATTGATTGAAAAAGGACAAGAAGCTATTAATGGGATTATGGAACTTGCGGGAGAAAGTGATTCTCCAAGAGCATATGAAGTTGCTGGTCAACTAATAAAAAGTGTTGCTGATACAACAGACAAACTTATAGACTTGCAGAAAAAACTTAAAGATGTTGAAGATACTAGTGTAAAAACTACAACTGTGACTAATAATAATGCTTTGTTTGTTGGATCAACATCAGAACTTTCAAAACTATTGAAGCAAGGTTTTCTAAATAATAAGGAGTAGATTACTTTTTCAATGAGTTGGTCAGAAAAATATAAAAGATCAATTGATTGTGATAATCCGAAAGGATTTTCTCAGAAAGCTCATTGCCAAGGAAGGAAGAAAAAATTGAAAGAACAATTCAAGCCATTTAAAACTCCAGAACAGATTGCAAAAAAGCATCGTTTAGAAGTTTCTTTTATTGAAAAGCAACTTCAAATGGGAGAACCTATTGAACATGAACATACTAAAAATCATAAATTGGCAAGAGAAATTGCTCTTCAACATTTAGATGAAATTCCAGATTATTACACTCGTTTAAAAAAAATGGAAGCGGATGCTAAAAAGCATCACAAAAAATTTAAAGATGTAAAAGAAGAAACTAAATCAGGAGATGAAGGTCTTCGTGATTGGTTTAGAAAATCTGAATCGTCTGATGGAAAAGCAGGATGGGTTCAGTTGGGTGGTAAGTGGGCTGGAAAACCTTGTGCTCGTCAACCAGGGCAAACTTCAACACCAAAATGTGGGAGTTCTAAAATGGCAGCAAATCTCTCTCCAGAAGAAGAGGAAAAGGCAAGAAGAAGAAAAAATCGTTTAGATCCAAATCAACCAGAAAAATCTGGCGGTGCAAAACCAACTAATGTTAGAACAGAAGAAATGGATTTACAAGAAGTAAAAGACAAACCAGGAAAAGGCAGCGGTAAAAAGGATGCCTGTTATAAAAAAGTAAAATCAAGATATGATGTTTGGCCAAGTGCATATGCTTCTGGAGCACTTGTTAAATGTCGTAAAGTTGGTGCTGCCAATTGGGGAACAAAATCTGAGGAATTAGAAATGATTAGATATTGCCCAAAATGCAAAAAGAATGAAACTAAATCAGAATGTAGGTATGGTCCAAAATATTGGGAAATGTTTTCTATACCATCTGCATTGACTTCAAACCAGTTAAAGTATGATCCAAATAGACCTCATCCAGCAAATGAGGAGAAGGATCATGAATATTCAATGGCACGTTCTGAACTTTCTACAATCATTTCTGCAGCAAAAAGACTTCGCAAAAAAGTAAAAGGTGAAGGAAATATTGAAGCTTGGGTTCAATCAAAAATTACTAAGGCAGCGGACTATATTGATACCGCTGCAGATTATTTGGAAAGCGGAGAGCATAAAGTAAATGAAGATTGTTGGGATGGATATAAACAAGTTGGAATGAAGAAGAAAGGGAAAAAAATGGTCCCAAATTGTGTTCCAGAATCAGTTTCAATTGAAGATGCAAATGGAAATCACTATGTAGATTTTATTGACATTATTAAACCAGAACCATTAAAAGCAAGTACTGGTTTAGGAAGCAAACTTCTTGGTGAGGGTCCTAGTTTTGAAATTGGTGGTAAAAAAACAACTGGTATGGGAGCAATGACTCCATCTGATGTTGAAAGATTAAAGCAAGGAAATCCTGGCGCATCAGGTAAGATAGATCAAAAATATCAGCAAATTAGAAAAGGTATTAATTTACCTCTTGCCAAAAAAGAAGATAAAAAAGAAACTCAAGTAGCGCATTATGAACCAGAAGGTGAACAAATTGATGAGGTTGTTGGAATGGTTGCTAGACTAGCAGCAAAAGGTATTTTAAAAGCCACAAAACCTGTTGGTAAAGCAATTCTTAGAGCCGCTGATGATCAGATTGCAAAATCCACTGCACAAACCGCAAAAAGAGTCGCTTCAAAACCAAAAGTCTCTGGAACTGCAAAAATTACTTACAAACCTTCAAAATCAACAGTTCAATATGGTGGGGGAAGTTCCACTAAACCATCTCAACCCAAATTGACCAGAAGTCAATCTCAGCAAGCATTAGATGATGATCCTTGGACTAAAGGTGCTTTTAGTGCGGATGATAGAAGGAGAGTTGCTTTAGATCGTCGCTCTCTAAATAATCATTATGAGTATTCAAATTGGAGAGAGGAACTTTCTGAAGATTGGCAGAAAGTCAATCGTCAGGATAAAACTGATGGATTGAGTCAAGCAGCAGTAGATGCTTATCGTCGTGAGAATCCTGGTTCAAAACTTCAGACTGCAGTAACTGAGAAGAAACCAACAGGAAAAAGAGCAAAGCGTCGTGCAAACTTCTGCCGTCGTATGAAAGGCATGAAGTCAAAACTGACTTCTGCAAAAACTGCAAGAGATCCTGATTCAAGAATTAACAAAGCACTACGTCGTTGGAACTGTAACTAAAATGAAATCCTTTCAACAGTTTATTTCAGAAAGTATTACCATCAATGGTGATTTTAATGGCACTTTAAATGTGGGGTCTTCTCAACCAGAACAGGCACAAGAGTCCTTCTTTGCTGATGTTATGTGGGAGGGTAAACTCTACCGTCTAGAAGTAGAAGGCAAAATGCTTTCTAAGAACGAACTTGCAGAACAGATACAGGGAGAATATCCTGGTGCAATCGTTCATAATGTTTATCCTGGTGAGGTAAATACTTCTAGAATTAAAAAAGCACAAAGATATCAACCAGAAAGATTAAGTTGGAGTGATTAATGGCTCAGTGGAATAAGAACACACAGGATTTTCTAAACCAAGAAAGATCCTTATTTGAGGTTTATCAGATTGCTGATCACTGGGGTGAACAGACAGATTGGAGACCTCAGTTTTCTAATAACAATAGACTAAAGACTGCACCTTTCCAAACAACATTTTTTAATACCTTCCAGTATGGTAAAGAGACTGATGTTTGGGATGAGAGAGTAGTTGGAGTTGGAACTGCAACTTGGAACCAATATGCAAGTAATATAATTATGGAAGTTGGTTCCACCGCTGGCAGCAAGGTTACTAGACAAACCAAGCATGTGATGAGATACATTCCTGGAAGACCATCAACTCTTGCATTTGCAATTCGTCTAGAAACACCACAAGTAGGTATTCGCAGAAGATTTGGATTGTTCAATGATACTGATGGTGCTTATTTTGAGGATGATGGTGGTACATATTCTTGTGTAATTCGTAGCACTACATCTGGAATTACTACAGAAAGAAGAGTAACCAGAGATGATTGGAATGGTGAAAAGTTTGATGGTAATGGATGGACTGGTGTAACTGCAGATCCAACAAAACAACAGATGATTTCTATTTCATATGAATGGTATGGTGCGGGAACTGTAGATTTTAATTGGTTAATGAAAGGTGAAACTATAAGAAGTCATAGATTTGATAACTCAAATACTCAAGATAGAGTTTGGTGTTCCACGCCATTCCTTCCTATTCGTCTTGAGATTGAGAATATAACTGGCGTTGCAGGAACTCATTATCTTTATCAAGGATCTAATTCACTTATTCAAGACGGTAATGCGGATAAACTTGGAACTCTTTTAAGTCAATCCAATGGCATTACTGGAACCACGATGTCAGTTGCAAACACATTTTATCCAATTGTAAGTTTGCGTCTTAAGTCAACTGCACTTCAAGCAGTGATGTTATTGAGATCTCTACAAGCAGTAACGAATGATAATACGAATATCTACTGGAAACTTTTAGAGAATGCAACATTAACCAATCCAAACTGGACAAATCATGCAGATCCAGATTCATTCGTTCAGTATGATACTTCTGCAACTGCGGTTTCTGGTGGTAGAGATATTCTTTCTGGATTTGTGGTTTCTGGTGGTTCTACTTTGATTGAGATTGATAGACTTGCAGACTTGCAACTTGGAAGGTCTGGTATTGGAACAATCAGTGATACCTTTACTCTTGCTTGTGCATCTCCAAATACCAACAAATCAGCACTTGCAGTACTTAACTGGATTGAACAGAGGTAATTATTAATTGGAGGTTTATTATGAGTGAAGTTTATCTGGGGAACCCAAACCTTAAGAAGGCAAATACTGCGATTGAATTTACAGAAGACCAAATTATCGAGTTCTTAAAGTGTAAAGAAGACCCTGTTTATTTTGCTAGAAACTATATTAAGATCGTGTCTCTTGATCACGGTCTTGTACCTTTTGAAATGTATCCATTTCAAGAGAAGTTAATTAGTAACTTCCATAAGAATCGTTTTAATATCTGTAAAATGCCCCGCCAGACAGGTAAGTCGACTACTTGTGTTTCATATTTGTTACATTATGCAGTATTCAACGACAACGTTAATATAGCTATTCTAGCAAATAAAGCGTCTACTGCCCAAGATTTGTTGGGAAGATTACAACTTGCTTATGAAAACTTGCCTAAGTGGATGCAGCAAGGTATTATATCATGGAATAAGAGATCACTAGAGCTAGAAAATGGATCCAAAATTTCAGCTAACTCTACTTCTTCATCTGCTGTCCGAGGCGGATCCTATAATGTCATCTTTCTTGACGAGTTCGCTTTCATCCCGAATCACATTGCTGATGACTTCT